AGGATGGTTAGCTAAGGCAGAAGGAACAATTATAAGAAATTGGAAGGTTGGAGACTACATACAGACAGAAAAGACCATTTATGGACAGGATTTTGGGTTCTCTGAAGACCCTACAACACTTGTAAAGATATCTGTAGATGATTTTAACAATAGAGTCTATGTAAAGGAGATTTATGGTAAAACAGGGCTTTCTACGTCTGATATAGCAAATATGAATAGAGCTGAGTGTGGTTTAGACTTGATAGTTTGTGATTCATCAGAGCCTAGACTTATAAAGGAGCTGAAGAAGAAAGGATTGAACATACAACCTGCTGTAAAGAAGAGTGGTAGTATACTATCTGGTATAGCACTTATGCAGGACTATGAAATAATAGTAGACCCAAGAAGTAAAGGTGTTGTAAGGGAATTTAATAACTATGTATGGCACGAGAAAGGTGTAAAACCAATCGATAAGTTTAATCACTTTTGTGATGCAATAAGATATGCCTTGATGAGATTAGCTACAAGTAAGAACAAAGGAATTTATACGATAAGGTAAAAATAATAATTGAATTATGATAAAAACATTTGTTATAATAGCAACAATAGGATTGATTTATAATGCAATCTTAGATAGGTTAGATAAATAAAATAAGACGTTTAATATAAAGGGGTGCGTTTAATATGAAGGGGTTCTAAGCCCCTGTGTATGTGTAGTTATGATTCTCTACTAATGGCTTATTATTCCACTCGTAAAAATACACGTTAAATTTCTTCTTACTTAACCTGGTTAAATCCAGAGATTCTTCTAGCTCTCCAGGAGCAACTCCACCAGGAACATCTACCTTGCTCATTCTCCTCAAGAATACAAATGCTTTTGTTTCTCTTTCTATTATAAAAAAGTTATAAATAGTTTTGTCGTAACCAGATTCTTTGTAATAAATAGTTTGTTTCATTTTGCTTATGTTTAATATGATGGGTGTTTAAATTAATATTCTAAATTGATTAGTTCTTCTCTGATTTCGTGAAATGTACTATCCTCTCTAACTTCACAGTAAGAATTAAAATCTCTAAACATCATAGAGATATATTCTTTACCAAAAACAAATTCTAAATTCTCGTACTCTTTTAATAAAATTTCTGTTACCATTGTTATAATTATTTAAGTTTATGTTTAATATAATGGGGTATGTTTAATATGAACCCCTATGTTTAATATGGAGGGGGTACTGTGTTTAATATAATGGGGGTGGGGTTGCAAACCTGTTGGATTTGGGCTAAAAAATAATTTAACATTTTTTGTTTGGTAGTTTAAAATAATTTTTGTAGTTGCGTGCCTGTACATTTGTTAACTTTTATATTACAAAGCTATATTTTATAAAATGCCTTTAAAACATTAAAAAAGCTATTTTTGTAACATTTTTATACTTTTTTTGTTGTTTATTAAAAAAACTTTTGTAGATTTGCTTTAGATACCTTTAAAGGGTATTCGGGAGCAAAAAAGCTACTCACTGGAAAATTTCCGCATTAACTGGCTAAGATACAGGCGCAAAGGTTCGCAGGCAAAAATTGTAAAAAACTACAAAAACCTCATATATTAATTTATATGGGGTTTTGTAGGTAAAAAACAATATTAATTAAAAAAGTAATAAAATGAAAAATGTAAACCCTTGGGAAATGATTAAAAATCACCCAGTAATTAGCAAAATGTATACAAGTAAAGAAATTGACGAAATGAAATTTCCCGAGCTTGGCAAATTAATAAATTTATATAAAGAAATTAAAAAATAAATAAAATGACAAATCAAAAAAATTGGAAGGTAGTTGAAGTTTATGAAAAAGACTACGCAATGGCAACAGGAGTAAAAAAGCAGGTTTTGTACAGCGGTTTAACATTTGAGCAAGCTGAGAATTTGAGGGAGGTTTCTGAGTATGGTATATATGACGGCGTGGCCTATTACTCAACTGAAAGGGATTATTAACTTTAAAAACCAAATAAAATGAAAGCAAAATTAAACACATCGAATTTAATAGGTAAAAAGGTCTTTATCGACGGATGGCAGTACGATAATTCAGGAACGCTTTTAGACGGCAAAATTATTGATGTTATTGAGTCTAAAGACCAGTTTGGACGATTGGCATACTCCTTAAAAACTAAAAATAAGGAGTTCATTTTAGATTATTGGGCTACTGACAGTCTAATTAAAAACGGCGTTTACAACTCTAATAAGTTTCTTAGTACTGGAACTAATGCAGTAATATTAACCTAAAAATAAATAAAATGAATAAAATTAAAATACAATATTTAGGCAAAAGCTGGTATACAAAAAATTTATGCGAGTTTTTAGAAAGTGAGTTTAAAAAACAAAATGTGATTGACAAATTAAATTATGGTTTACAAAATTGTAAATTAGAAAACTGGGGTGCCTGGTTAAAATTTAACGATAAAAAAATAGCTAGTACAATTACTTTAAATTTAAGTAAAACCGATATGCTAAAATTTGAGCGTGAAATTGAATATATTTTTGAAGATAGTATTAACAACAATTCTTTATTTCCTGTTTATAAAAATGTATTTATGAAAATATTTGATAGAGGTTTTTATACTGATAGAGACAAAAACCCTTATGAAATTAAAATTACATTTTTTATTAAAAATAACTTAAAAACTAAATAAAATGAAAACAATTAAACAAGTATTAAAAAAAGCAAATCAAATATTAAAAGACTGTGCAAAAGGTGCCAGTTATGCAATTAACAATTAAAAAACTTTATACAATGAAACCAAACAAACAAAAACAAAGTAATTTATCTAAAGCATTAAAAAAAGTATCAAAGCTAGATATTCCAGCTTTAACAAAATTAGAAATTTATGATATAATGTATAATTTGTCATCTAAGGAGTTTAATAAAGGATACGACCAAGCAACACAAACAGCAAAACGAATTTATACTAATTAATAAAACTTATAACAATGGAACAAACTAAACAATATAAACCTGTTAAAAATCTACTTTCAAAAGGTAGTACAAATAGCAAAACAGCTAAAAACAATATAAAGACTTTTATTCTTTATTTAGCCCCTCATAACTTAAATGTAAAAAACATAACATTGTGCAAAGATGCTTCAGATGGCTGTATTAAAAGCTGTTTATACTCCGCTGGTAGAGGTAAATTTTCAAACGTTCAAAAATCTAGAATAAATAAAGCTAATTATTACGTAACCGACAAAAAAGCTTTCATAAAACAATTAGTTTTTGAGATTAAAAAAGAGATTAAAAAAGCTAGTGACAAAGACGAGAAAATTGCATTTCGTTTAAATGGTACAAGCGATATTGATTTTTTATACCTAATGAGTAAATACGAAAATTTTGATGTTGATTTATTACATTACGACAAAGTTTATTTTTATGACTATACTAAAAGCTTTGCAAGGGCTAAAAGATACAAAGACTCTAGAAAGTATACACTAACATTTAGCAAATCAGAAAGCAATCTAAAAGAGTGCGACCAAATCAGGTTTTTAGGAGGGATTAACATTGCAGTGGTTTTTAAGAATGATTTACCTAAAAGATATAAAAATATAAAAGTAATAGACGGTGATAAATCAGATTTAGAAATGCTAAAATATAAAGGTGTTATATTAGGCTTAAAAGCCAAAGGAGATGCCAAAAAAGATATATCTGGCTTTGTAGTAACTAATTACTAATAACTAAAAATAAATAACAATGATTAATACCTATAAAATTAGCTTAAGCTTACTATTAAAATTAAACAAAACAAAAAAATGCTTCCTTTGTTTTAATGTAGAGAATAATACTATAAAAGAATATATTTTAACAAATGATTTAACGCGTTACCGGTTAAAATACCAAAGCTTTAAATTAGTAGAAATAATTAAACCAGGACTAAATAAATTAACAATAGAAATGTAAAACTAATAATAATAAAGATATGAAAAATACATACATACACGAAACGCATACAATATGGGCAAATAACGGAGAAGTATATTTGCAGACTGAAAATGACACGATAGTATTTAACGCTCGTAACTTATTACCAGATTTAGAATCTATACTTTATTTAACTATTAAAGAGGTAAACAAAGAAAACAAAGATTTAAAAGATAGATTAAAAGAAACAATTAAAACATTATAAAGATATGGAATCAATAATAAATAATCTAAATAAACAGATAAAGCAATTAAGCAAGCAAGATGACAAGCTTAGTAATGAGGGCTTAGGTTGGTTTTCGTTAGATAGGGAAAACATCAGAGCTTGTAAGAAGGATATTAAAAACGTAGTCAAAACATTAGAAACAATTAAATAATAAAGATATGATAAAAGTATACGGAAGCACAGACAATACAAACACGCACACAGATACCAGCAAAACAACAGACTATTGAAAATACCTACATATTACAACAAATTAAGCTGCTTTTTTAAGTAGCTTTTTTTTATGCAATTATTTTATAATGTATTGATAATTAAATATACTAAGTTAATGTAGGGTAAACACCATAAAAATCGTACATCTAAGCCACTTTTATACATAAATAATACCAATATACTAGATATTTATTATAGTAGCTTAAAATATACGTAAAATGGGTTATAGTGGATGTAAGATACCCATTCTTATGAATTCAACCAAATATCTTTTGAAAAAAAACTGGATATTCAAATCTGAAAAAATAGAAAAAAGTAGTTTACTATAGGGCTGATTTTGCATTTTGTAAAGTGCTGATTTACAACACTTGTCAAAAAAAAGTTGTCGCTACTTTTCCGAAATCAACGACACTTTTCATTTTCTGTGTCTTTCTACTGTTCTTATTGTTACTCCTAGTATGTCTGATATATCTTTATTGTTTATATCTGGCTTTAGGTTTAGTATTTCTTGTATCTTTTGTTTAGTCTTTATATTAGCTACTCTACTTATCTCTTTTATACGGATATCTATCTCTAGACTTCTTCTCATATCTTCTAGGTACT